TCGGTGCCGCGCTGGGCGGTATGGGCGGGGAGTTCATGGGCGGTTTCCTCGGCAAGAAATGGTTCGGCGAACACAGGCCCGAAGCGGTGGCAAGTAAGGCACCACCCGCGCCGGGCGATGTAGTGCGCGAGATAGTCCAGGCGACCCCGCCAGCGCCAAGTGTGCCGGAGATCGCCAAGGCGGCCGCGCCCAAGACCGAAGCACCGAAGATCGATCAGTCGTTTGCCTATTCCCCGAGCATGTCGTTCACGATTGAGGGGGATGCCCGAGATCCTGACCGCCTCTTTGGTCTGCTGGAGTCCCGCTTGCGTGGTAGTTGGGAGCAGTGGGAGCGCGAGCGGTCGTCCCGTCAGGCCGCCACTCAATTGTTCGATGCTGCTCACATCTAAGGAGGTGCCATGGCCTACATGGAGGCAATGAAATCTGCGTTGTCATCACTGATTGCGGCGGGTGAGGCTGGCCGGACCAGTCTCGATGGGATGTTGGGACCGCTCAACGGGGCGATCAGTGATATGTCCGGGGCGGCGGCCGAACTTGAGGGTGTGCCCTTCATCGGGCCTGCCGTCGGTGCCAAGCTGCAACGGACCATGCGCGCGATCAATGCGGCGCAGTCCACCGTCGGAAAGGTGGCCTCGACCTACAGTCGGGCTGTCACTGCTGCAGGTCAGGTGCAAGATCGCCTTGGGTCGCTCAAGGAACAAGCCAGCAAGGCAGGCGCGGCTATCAACCGCATTGCAGGCCAAGTCAGCCCGGCCCTGGGGAACATCCTGCCTACTGGCGCACTGGCACCTGGCGTCACCCCTGCGGCCGAGGCAGTCAAGCCATTCCCCCATTTGCTGATCCTGCAGCCGCTGGAGCCGAACGCCAAGCCGTATTACTTCAACGTGGAGACGGCTGCGTTTGACGAGCTACGCCGGCAGACGGGTTTCCGCTGGGCCGGTCAGGAGCGTCTGACCCGTGATATCGCGCAGCAGGCGGTTGGCCAGGGCGAGGACAAACTGACCATCAAGGGTGTGATTTTTCCTGCCTTCAAGGGCGGCATCGGCCAGCTGGATACCCTCCGTGGCATTGGCCGTAAGTTGGGACCGGTAAGCCTGGTGACCGGTTTCGGTGCGGTGCTGGGTACCTGGTGCTTGACCAACGTGGAAGAAGAGCAGTCCGCGCTGCTTGGCGGTGGGATCCCCCGTAAACAATCGTTCTCTTTGGAGTTTGTGAAGTATGGCGACGACCTGCAGAACGTCTGAGGGGGATCTGCTGGACACTTTGTGCCAGCACTATTACGGCCACCTGACCGGCACGGTGGAAGCGGTGCTGGCGGCGAACCAAGGATTGGCAGATGAGCCGCAGCCCTATCGGGCGGGCCTGCTGATCACCTTGCCGGATCTGCCCGCGCCCGAGATCGAGTCCGTCATGTTGTGGGATTGAGATCCCGCAAATCCTATATCGAGCCCCGCCTAGTGCGGGGTTCTTCATTTCTGGAGCATGCATGAAACCGACGTTTCGAATCGTCGCTGATGGAAAGGACATCACGACGTTGATCAACGACCGGCTGATACTGCTGCGCACCTCGGACAAGCCCGGTATGGACTCCGATGAATTCGAGTTGCGCATCGATGACCGTGAGCAGTTGGTAACGCTGCCCAAGCGTGGGGCCAAGATTGAAGTTTACCTGGGCTATTCGGATCAGTCCTTGGCGCGGTTGGGCAGTTACACCGTGGATGAGATCGAGGTGACCGGGCCGCCTGACACGCTCACGATTCGCGGTAAAGCCAGTGACATGCGCGGTACCGGCAAGACCACGCGCAGCGGAAGCTGGGAGAGCGTGCCGCTCGCTCAGATCGTGCGCGACGTGGCTGCACGTAACGGCTGGACGCCGGTCTGTTCAGTTCAGACCAAGGTCCCCCGGATCGATCAGGTCAACGAGTCCGACTTTAACTTCATCACACGCCTGGCCAAGCAGTACGACTGCACCGCCAAGGTGGCCGACGCCAAGCTGCTGGTCATGCCTAAGGAGGGCAATCAGACGGCCAGCGGTAAGGCACTGTCGGCAATCACGCTCACGCGACCAGACGTCAGTCGCTATTCGTTCAAGCTTGGTGATCGAGGCGCACAGAAGGCGGTCAAGACCAAGCATCAGGACAAGAGCACTGGCGAGCTGAAGGTGGTCGAGCTGGGGAACGATGAAGCGCCTGACGGCCTTCCTGGCGTGCATACCGATCGTCACATCTACCCCAACAAATCGGCGGCTGAGCAAGCCGCCAGGGCGAGGCTAGCGGCGTTCAACCGCAGTACTGCCGGAGTGCGCTTCGAGATGGTCGGCCGCACCGACATGTTTGCCGAACGCCGCATCAATGCCCAGGGCTTCAAGTCAGGCCTCGACGGCGACTATCTGGTCGACAGCGTCGAGCAGGTATTCACCCAGTCCGGCTGGACCACCACCGTTGAGTGCATTGGCGGCAAGAAAGGCAAGGCCAAGGCCGCAGGCAAGAAGAAAAAAACTGACAAGCCGCTCAGGGTCGAGCAGCTGTAACCCATCCTACCCAGAGGTTCTCTATGTTTTCTCACATCATACGGGCGGCCATCCAGTGGCTCCTGCTGTTCCCTGTGCGTGTTCTGCTGATCCTGCTGGGCGCGCTGATCGTGCCTATGGCGCTGCCTTTCCGCCAGGCAGCAGGCGCGGCCGTACCCTTCACCCAGGCGCCCGGCGAATGGCGCCTGATCACGCTGCCCGAATGGGCGTGGCTCTGGTCGAACGACCGGGACGGCGCCCTGGGCGACCGGCGTGGCTGGTGGCACTTGAATGCGCCTCTCGGCCTAGGAGCCTACCACTGGTTCTCAATGCTCTGGTGGCTGGCCTTACGAAATCCGGCCAATAACATGCGGTTCACGCCGTGGTTCGGCTGCCCTGTGACGGACTGCGATTACTGCTACTGGGGCGACGAGAGCGTCGAAGATCGTCCGGGGCAGGGCGGTCGGCGGTTCCTGCTCGCCACTCACAGGCAGACCGGCCGCCGCTACTACGGCTTCTATGGCGTGTGGCAGTGGTCGCCAACCCGCGCCATGGTGATTCAGATCGGCTTCAAGGGCGAGCCGAAAGACTGGGTCGAGGACTACAGCGGCGACCTTTCCCGGCAGTGGGCCGGCATGACATTTGAAATCAACCTGTTCAAGGACATCTCGTAATGGCGATCACCGAAAAGCAACTGCTGCAGATCCTCCCCCACGCCGGCCGCCAAGCCGGCGTTTTTGTTCCTGGGCTCAATGCCACGATGGGCAAATACGCCATCGTCACGCCGTTGCGCATCGCGGCGTTCATCGCTCAGACGGGACATGAGTCCGGCCAGCTGCGGTATGTGCGTGAGCTGGGCAATGACCAATACCTGTCGAGGTACGACACCGGCAAGCTTGCCGCCCGCCTGGGCAACACGCCCGAGGCCGACGGCGATGGCCAGAAGTATCGCGGTCGTGGCCTGATCCAAGTGACCGGACGGGCCAACTACGAAGCCTGCAGCGAGGCCCTGTTCGGCGACAGTCGTCTGCTCTCGACGCCGGAACTGCTCGAGCATCCAGTGTATGCAGCGATGTCGGCGGGATGGTTCTGGCATAGAAACAGCCTCAATAGCCTAGCCGACAAGGGCGACTTCCTTGCCATCACAAAGCGGATCAACGGCGGTACCAATGGCCTGGAAGATCGCCAGGCGCTCTACAAGCAGGCGCTGAAGGTTCTGCAATGATGTCGGTCGACTGGAAGCTTGGCTTCTGGGCGGTGGTGTTCGGCCTCCTCGTGGGCTGGCGAGGTGCCTGGTTATGGCAGGCCAATGCCTATGGCAAGCAGCTCGCCGCCCAGGTGGCGGATTACGACCGCCAACTGGCGGCAAAAGATCGAGCGCATGGTCGGGAGCGCGAGGCTGCGGCGGCAGCTGCGCTCGATCAACTGGCGGTGCAGCAAGATGCCCGCCGCGACTTAGAAGATCGCCTGCAGACGCAGGCACTAATGCACTGGAAGGAGATGAGTGATGCTCAACAAGTTCAGGCTCGCCTGCGTGACAGGCTTGCTACTGCTGATGTGCGGCTGTCAGTCCTTGTCGACGCCGGAACCATTGCCCCCCAGGGTTGTGACGGTGGGAGGCGAGAAACCCCCGGCGCCGGAGGCGTGGTACATGGTGCCGTACGAGCCTACCTTGAGCCAGCGCATGCGCAGCGAATTATCGCCATCACCGACGAAGGCGACCGAGGATTGATTGCGCTGAAGGCGTGCCAGGCCTACGTGCGCCAAGTCACCAAGTGAAAGGAGCGAGCCGGGCGGATGCGTCAACATCCAGTCCGGCTCGCCGAACCCGCAGACCATTCCTGCAAGTCCAGCCTAGGCTCCTGCTCTGTGCACAAAGCGCGGCGAGCCTAACACCTGTTTATTCATACAGTAAAGACTTGCGAAACTATGACCTCTCCAATTATTCCCTGGATGGGTGGCAAACGCCGCCTGGCCGACCGCTTGATCCCTCTCTTTCCTCCTCACGAATGCTATGTCGAAGTTTTCGCCGGGGGCGCTGCATTGTTTTTCATGCGCCCTCAGCCTGCGCCGGTGGAGGTGCTCAACGATTTAAACGGTGACCTGGTCACGCTTTATCGGGTGGTGCAAAACCATCTGGAAGAGTTCGTGCGCCAGTTCAAATGGGCGCTCAGCTCGCGGCAGATCTTC